AGTATCGTAACAGCAGGTACATCATGGGTAGGGGATAACTTTGACTCTGTACTTCTGTATGGCGCATTAGTTGAAGCGGCTATATTTATGAAGGCAGAGGCAGATATTCTTACGTTTTATAAAGCGCATTTTGACGCATCTATGGGCTCGTTGAAGGTGCTAGGCGATGGTAAAGATAGGCGCGATGCGTACCGTAGTGGACAAGTTAGAGTCCCAGTTAATTAAAAAGGAGTATTAAAATGGCTATATCACAGGCAATGTGCAGTTCGTACAAAGAGCAACTCCTAGGAGCTGTTCATGATATGGATACTGACGTATTCAAAATTGCTCTCTATACCTCTTCTGCCACATTAGGTGCAGCTACTACCATCTATTCAACTTCTGATGAGGTTGTTGCTACGGGGTACACAGCGGGTGGAAATACATTATCCGGCGCGGCTATTACCCTGTCAGGTACTACAGCGTTTGTAGATTTTAGTAACACTACATGGACTACCGCTACTATAACTGCCCGTGGAGCATTGATATATAACTCTAGCAAGAGCGATAAGTCCGTGGCAGTGCTTGATTTTGGTGGCGATAAATCTTCAACCGCTGGCGATTTCACCGTGATTATGCCTACTCCAGATGCTACCAATGCCCTGATACGTATTGCCTAAGGGGGTTTAAATGGCACTTGTCCTAGCGGATCGTGTATACGAGACTAGCACTACTGTAGGTACTGGAACCTTAACGCTTGCTGGAGCGTTGAATAGCTATCAGACATTCTCTGCAGCGATTGGTAATGGTAATACTTGTTACTACGCTCTAGCTGCCGTTGGTGGTACTGACTGGGAAGTGGGTATTGGCACTGTTGGTGCAGGTACATTAGCGCGGACAACAATCCTATCATCTAGTAATAGTAACCTCGTAGTTAACCTTCCAATAGGCACAGTAAATGTATTTGTTACCTACCCTTCAGAGAAGTCAGTCAATCTTGACGCATCAGGTAATGCAACTGCATTGGGTACTCCAGCGGCCTTTACAGGTACAAACATAACAGGCACTGCCGCATCTCTCACTGCCGGAACTGTAACCGATGGCGTATACACGACTGGCTCATATTCAAACCCAGCATGGATAACAGCACTAGCAAACTCCAAGATAACTGGACTAGGCTCTGCTGCGTTGTTAACTGCTGGCTCTGCTCTTGGTGTAGCTACCTTAGATGGGGGTGGAACAGTACCAACTGCTCAATTACCTGCTGCTGTACTAGGCGCATTGAAGTATCAAGGAACATGGAACGCTACCACTAACGTACCGACACTGACTTCTAGCGTTGGAACACAAGGATATTATTATGTGGTCGCAACCGCAGGAACTACAAACCTTGACGGTATAGCATCTTGGGCGATAGGTGACTGGGCTATATTTGGCACTGCTACATGGCAGAAGATTGATAACACAGATGCAGTAACTAGCGTTAATGGGTACACAGGAACAGTAAGTCTGGCATATGCTGATTTGGCTGGGGCAATTCCTACTTGGAATCAGAATACAACTGGTAATGCTGCTACTGTAACTACTAATGCTAATCTGACGGGGGTTATAACCTCATCCGGCAACGCCACGAGCATTGCTTCTCAGACAGGAACAGGAACAACGTTTGTAGTAGCCACCTCTCCTGTATTGGTAACACCTAACCTCGGAACTCCATCGGCTGGAACGCTTACTAATTGCACGTTCCCTACACTTAATCAGGATACAACTGGTACAGCCGCTAAGACTAATGCTCTTAATTCAGCCACTACGGTAGTCAATGTATCGTCAGCAACTGCTCCAACTACTGGTCAGATACTAACCGCTACGAGTGGAACAGCGGCAACTTGGCAAACGCCTTCTGGTGGTGGGGCTACATTATCAAACGATACTACAACTGCAACTCAGCTATACCCAATGTTTGCTGCGGCAACGAGCGGGATACCTACAAACGTATACACATCCGATGCAAAACTGCTCTACAAACCATCAACGGGTGAACTGGCAGTAACCGCACCTGTAGCGGCAAACGGATTAGTAATGAATGCCACTTCTGTTTCATCTAACTACACGATAGCGGCGGGATTTAATGCGTGTTCAGTCGGCCCAATAACTGTGGGCGGTGGTGTTGCGATCACGATTACATCGGGGCAACGCTGGCTTGTTCTCTAGGAGATATAAATGGCATCAACTATTGCAGCAATAACAACGGGGGTCGGGGGAGTAGTAACCACAGCCGATGCTTCAGGCAATCTCTCATTACTTGCGGGTACAACTACTATAGTTGCCGTTACCTCTACTGGAGCTACGGTAGTTGGGGCTTTAGCCGTTAGTGGAGCAGTGTCAGGAACAACAGGAACATTTAGTGGTGTGGTTGGAACCTCTGCAACCGGAGCATTGACTCTACCAGTAGGTACAACGGGGCAAAGACCAACGTCTCCATCAAACGGAGATTTGCGAGTAAACGCTACAACTTCACAAATTGAAGTTTATTACAGCAGCTCATGGAGTAATGTTTCAAGCCTAACTTATCCTGCTGAGTATCTTGTTATTGCTGGTGGCGGTGCAGGTGGTAATAACCATGCGGGTGGTGGCGGTGCGGGCGGTTATCGTTCTTCTGTTTCAGGTGAGTCATCTGGCGGCGGCGCAGCTGCTGAAGCGACTATAACTCTTGTAACTAGCGCAGCGTATACCGTTACTGTTGGTGCGGGTGGTGCTGCCGCTGGTACAGGAGCAACCGCTAATACCAATGGTGGTAATAGTGTATTTGGGTCAATAACTTCAGTAGGTGGTGGAGCAGGTGGTAACCGAAACGATATTGACCAAACTACTCCCGGAAAAAACGGTGGCTCAGGCGGTGGCGGCGGTGGCGCACAAGTAGCGTTGCCCGGAAATTATGTTGCTGGTTTGGGAACAGCCGGGCAAGGTTTCGCAGGTGGTACTGCTATTGAATTGCTAGGCGGTGGCGGTGGCGGCGCAAGCGCTGTTGGGCAACCAAGTTCTGGCGGCGGTTCTCGTGTTGGTGGTAATGGTGTAGCTTCTTCTATTACTGGGTCATCAGTAACAAGAGCTGGTGGCGGTGGCGGAAGTAGTGGCAGTACTCCTCCTGCTGCTGGCGGTTCGGGTGGCGGCGGTACGGCGGGAACCGGTGCTGGTTCTAGTGGCACTGCTGGAACAGCAAACACTGGTTCTGGAGGCGGCGGTGGCGGTGCGGGCAATAGTACTGGCTCTAACGGAGGTTCTGGCGTTGTGATAGTCCGCTACCTCGGTGGTCAAAAAGGCACGGGTGGCACAGTCACATCGTCTGGCGGATATACCATTCACACATTCACATCTTCAGGGACATACACAGCATGAGTCACTTCGCTAAAGTATTGGATGGAAAAGTGGTTAATATCATTGTTGCCGAACAAGAGTTCTTTGATACCTTTGTAGACTCTAGTCCCGGCACATGGTTGCAGACCTCATACAACACATTAGGTGGTAAGCACCCAGAGGGCACACCTCTACGCAAGAACTACGCGGGTATCGGTTACACCTACGATCCAGTAAGAGATGCTTTCATTCCACCACAACCTGATTCTACTTGGACACTGGATGAAGAAACGTGTCAGTGGGTTAATCCAAATCCAGAAGTAAAGGAGACAGTATGAGTTCGGTAACTATAGCAGGGGACACATCGGGCGGGATTACACTGCAGGCTCCCCCAGTTGCAGGTAGTAACACACTCACACTTCCCTTGGCTACCGACACCCTAGTAGGCAAGGCTACTACAGACACGTTAACTAATAAGACCCTGACAAGCCCTGTGCTAACCACACCAGCATTGGGTACACCGGCAAGTGGAGTGCTGACTAACTGTACTGGAGTGCCAGCAGCAGCATTGCCAGCGGGGAGTGTGATACAAGTAGTTACGTTTACAACCAGTACAAACTATAGTACAGCTTCAAGCACCTTTACAGACACTCAATTAACTTTAAATATTACGCCAAGGGCTACTTCAAGCAAAATACTGGTATTAGTTCATCACGCAGATGCGGGCAAAGCAGAGAATGCCGTGAATGGTCAAGTGCAGTTAGTAAGGAATGGCGTTGCTCTGGTTGTTATGACTGGCACAATTGGTAGAACCGATACTACTGCCACTAATTTTTCCGGCGGGTTTGATTTTAACTATTTAGATAGCCCATCGTCTACTTCAGAATTAACATATAAAACACAAGCTAAATCGCTAGAAAATCTAGCTAGAGTCTATCTTGGCTTGTTAAGTACTGTGCATTCAATTACTTTACTGGAGATTGCTGGATGATGCCCGACTTATTCGATGCCGTGATATCGCTTGTTCCAGACGCTAACTTTTGTACTCGCGGAGATGAAATAGAATGGGTTACAGAACCCGCTAT